TATCCAAAATTCTTCTGATGCCCATTCAAGTATATTCTCATTCAAATCGCAATAATTCATGAACTTTCGTTCCCAAAGAGATCTGTAAACAATATTTTTAGAGTCTCCTTTATATTTTTTGGGATTAGAAGGCCTATATATTCCTTTATAACTCATATATAGTAATAACAAGTTAAATTTATTTATTGTGTCAAAAGATAAAGGATTCCCAAGTAGAAGTTTAATAAGTAGAGGAAGTCTCATCGATGTTCGAGATACTATCGCAAGACCTTCTCTTGATACTTTTTATGAAGTCGAATTTTCTTTCGGAAAAATGGACAGATGGTTAAGAGAATTACCAGATAAGAGGAGAACTCAGGGTTATGGTTTTAAGAAAAAAATGTCTCTTTTATGCACACAGGCTGAACTTCCAGGCACTAGTTATGTTACATCAACTGCAATTGGACATCGCCAAGGTATTCAAGAAGAGTTTCCAAACCTAAGAAATTTCCCTCCATTAAATTTGGTTTTTTATTGTGATGCTGATCAGGTAATAATACAAGTTTTAGAAAGTTGGATGTCTTATATTAATCCAATTGTCACAGGTCATGACGAGCCTGAAGCGTTTTCACGATTTAATTATCCAGATGATTATAAAGAGACAATTCATATTACTAAATTTGAAAGAGATTCATTTATCAAAAAATCAAGAGCGTCATCTTATGAATCACATTTCACTCAATTTGAATTTGTAAATGTTTGGCCATCAAACATGACATCAATGAGAGTTGCCTATGGTGACTCAAATGTGTTAAGATGTAGTGTACAGTTTGCCTATGACAGATTTTTTACCGAATATACTCAAAAAGGAGATCATAAATACGCTGTTCTTAATTCACCCAATGATGTTGTAAACTCAAATGCTCAGGCACTCAAGACTAGACCTTTTGACAATGCTGGCGGTCAAGGTGGATTACCTTTAGGAACCACAACTAAAAGACAGGGTGGTCGTTACTAAATAAAATACTGAATAAAATATCATGCCTTTACCAACCATTGAAACTCCAACCTATGAGTTAAAACTACATTCATCAAATAAAAAAGTTAGATATCGACCTTTTCTTGTAAAAGAGGAGAAGGTTTTGATCATAGCATTAGAATCAAAAAATGAAAATGAGATTACAAATGCTGTGAAGGACGTATTAAAAAAATGCATTCTTACAAAAGGAATTGATGTTGATAGTCTTCCCACATTTGACATTGAATATCTATTTTTAAATATTCGAGCTAAATCAATTGGAGAAGATATTAAACTTACAGTGACTTGTCCTGATGATAATGAAACTAAAGTTCCAGTCACAGTTTATGTGGATGAGATTAAAGTTGTTAAACCAAAAGGACATACAAAAGATATTAAACTTGACGATAAACTAACTCTTCGTATGAAGTATCCATCTTTGAATCAGTTTATTGAAAGTAATTTCACTACAGATGATGAAGCCGAAACTCTTGTTGATAAAACTTTTAGAGTTGTTGCTGATTGTATTGATACCATTTATACCGAAGAGGACGCTTGGGATACTAAAGATTATACTCCTCAAGAAAGAATGGATTTTGTTGAACAATTGAATTCGAGTCAATACAAGAAGGTGGAGAAATTCTTTTCAACAATGCCTAAATTAACTCATACAATTGAAGTTGTAAATCCAAACACAAAAGAAAAGGGAAGTGTCGTTTTGGAGGGCTTAGCTAATTTTTTCGTCTAAGTATTGCAAGAGAGGATCTTGAATCCTATTTCCGTACCAATTTTGCTCTCATGCAATACCATAAATATAGCTTGACGGAACTCGAAAATATGATGCCTTGGGAAAGGGAGGTTTATGTCGCCCTTCTCCAACAACATATTGAGGAACAAAATCTAAAGAACCAACAACAACAAGGTGTTCAAAGATATGGATGAAGAGAATAAAAAAATAAACATAGACAGTTTTTTCAATCGAATTGAAGAAGTTGATCAGGTTGCTGGTAAGGCTTTAAAAAAATCGAATCTTAATGCAAACGCGATAGAAGCGAATAAAACTTTGATTGATAGTTTATCACTTACAATCGAGACAATGAAAACTGAGATTCGAGATATTGCTAATTATATAATTATTGAAAGAAAACTTGAAAAGGATGCGGAGGAAGATAGAAAATTAGAACTTGAAGATGCGGAACAAAAAAAGTCAATGACAGATAGGGCTTTAGCTCTAGTACAACCAACTTCTGAGAAAAATTCAATCGCACCACAATCAGGATCTGAAGGAGGAGGTGGTGGTGGTTTTCTCTCAGGTCTTTTAGGTGCTATTGCTACTGGTGGTCTAATAGCATTAGCAACACCACTAGTTCCTGTCATTGCACCATTACTTTTAAAAGCAATGGCAGTTGGGATTTCTGCGATAGCAGGCGGACTTCTTATAAAAAAATTAGCTGAGATTACGCCTAAAATTTTGAAAAAAGTAAATGATGGTTTGAAGGCTGGATTTGAAAAAACAAAAGAACTTTATAAGAACTTAGAGGGAAAAGTAAAAGATAGTTTGAAGAAAGTTGGTGATAGTTTAAAGTCTGGATTTAAAAAAACGCAAGAACTTTATAAGAACTTGGAAGGAAAATTTTTAAAGCTCGCTGGAGATGTTGGTGGATTTTTAAAGAAAAAAGGAAAACAATCAATTAACTTGTTAAAGAGAACAACAGGTGGTGTCGCTGATTTCTTAACTGGTGGTGTATTTGATTTTGATAAAAAGGGAGAAGGTATAACTGATAATGTATTGATGGGTAATAAACTCGCAGCAAAAGGTTTTAAAGGTGTAATTGATAATATGAATATTGTATCTTCTGCTAAAGCTGGAACCTTAGATGAGTTTATTGCAGGGGGTGGTGTTTTACCCGAAAATGAACCAAAAATTGAGTTGTCAGGAGCATCTAAGGAACTTATTGGAGATGATAAACCTTTTCTCAAGGCAATTGAAGATCTATCTGAGAAACGTGGAATTAACCAATCTGAGTTATTAGGCTTGATAGCGTCAGAATCTTCATTCGATCCTAAAGCTGTTAATAAGGATACAGGCGCAACAGGTTTAATACAGTTTATGCCTGAGGTTGCAGAGAGTTTAGGAACGACTACAGATGAAATACGAGAGATGAGTAGAGCTGAACAAGTAAAACTCATAGACAAGTATTTTGATATGAATAAATTGCCAGATAATCCAACTGCTGGTCAATTAAAAACAAATGTTCTGATGCCAGCCTATACCGATAAAAGTGATGATTTTGAGTTGATGACTAAAAATAAACAATTTACTGATGGTGAGGCAGGCAATCCAAATACATATTTTCAAAATCAGGGTTTAGATTCCAATAAAGATGGTTTTATTACTATTGGAGAAGCGGGAGGAAGTGTAACAAAAAAAATGAAGGAGTTTGGTATTAAAGATTTAAGTATCGAACCAATTAAAAAAAATAACTTAGAGTTATCACTTAGTCAAAATTTAGAAACAGTTGATAAGTTAGTAAACGCAGCTTCTTATCAATCAGGAATTGAAAATAAAGATCAAAATGGTAGTGTGTTAGTTCAAAACAAACCAGCACAAGTTACAATTGCATCAATAAAGAAAACATCAAGTCCTGTGGCTTTTATCAAGTCGAATAAAAATAAATTCTTATCTATTAATGAGTCAGAATTGCCTCCAGAAGTCGCTAGAATGTTAACGTAATGGCAGAATCTAAATTTCTTATTACTAAATGCATGTTGATGCCCAGTGAGAGTTCTTCTTTGAAGGAACCTTATGAGTTGGGTCTTGGAAATCCTATTATAGATTATTATGAAAGTGTAGAAAGTCCATCAATTTCGATGACTGTCACTTTTATTGATATAGATCAAGTTATAGGTCGAGAAGGAATTACTGGTGGTGAGTATATTGATCTGACAGTTAAGGATGGAGATGTAGATGAGTTTAAGATTACATCTAAAAAACAAAAGTTGATGCTTAACTCTGTGAGAAACATGGTAACTGAAACAAATAAACAGGTCGCAACTTTGGAGTTCGTTTCAGTCGAATCAATCATTAATGAAACTTCAAGAGTAAATAAAAAATTTACTGGTAATGTATCAAACACTGTTGAAGAATTGTTGAAGAATGATAAAAAGGGAGTTCAAAGTTCTAAAAAGTTAGATAAGGATAATTCTCTTAATTCTTATTCCTTTGTAGGTAATTTAAAAAGGCCTTTTGATACGATTCAATGGTTGTGTCCAAAAACTCAATCATCAGCAAAAGATTTTGGTTTTTTATTTTATGAAACTTTGGATGGTTATGTTTTTAAATCAATTAAGAGTTTATTAGAACAAGAACCGATAACATACACACAAACAGATAGACCTGGCGATCAAGGTTTCTTCAAAATTCTACAAAACAATTTAAATCAGACAAATGATGTTGGTATGAATATGAGAATGGGAATGTATTGTAATCGCACGTTGTATGTTGACATTGAAAATCAAACATTTGAGGAAGTTGATTCTAAAATTTCTCAATTAGATTTAAAAAGACCACCTAAATTATTAGATGGTATCGAAGATTTTCCAACTCGGTTAATGCTTCGTATAAATGATTTTGGTGTTGCACAAAAAGGATCAAAAAAAGATGAAGTTCAACCAATAAGTGAACTTGCCGTTTATCAAAGTAGGTCTTATATTAGGAATAACTTATTATTTTCACAGTCTATAAATATCTCAATTCCTTTGAATACGACTTTAAGAGCTGGAAATATCATTAATATTAGATTACCAGTCAAAAAAGATGATAAAGGCACTGAAACAAATTCTTATGGAAATGAGAGAACGAATGACCCTAGTGGTAAATACTTAGTTTCTGAATTAAGACATTTAATTGGTGGTGGTAGTGCTGAAACACAACTTAAATTAATCCGTGATGTCTTTACCGCTTAAATAAAAGAAACAGGAAAATCAAATGAAATCAATCGAAGATCACATCGAATACGACAAGAAAATTGCTGACGATCCA